TCTATCCCCCATCGTGCCGGTTCATCTTGTCGCAATTCGACACCGGCATGAAGCATACCGCCGGCAAGAATCCTCCGGACACTCATAGCCATGCCGCCTTTTGCCGTTACTCCGGCTGTAACGTCTCCGATCCGGATGATGGGGATTACGACTTTGGGGATGCCAGCTCTCACACGCGGCCTACTACGCCCTGCGCCTTGTATCGCTCCAGCGTCGCTTCGATGAGTTGTTCGACGTACCGGCGCACGTCACCAACAGTCTCGGCCAAGGCTTTACGGGCCTCGTCGTCCAGCTGGGCCAGCACCTGCTCCACAACCTGCCGCCCTAGGTCTAGCAGCTCGTCCCGGCTGACCCGTCCCTCAGCCACTGCCTGTCGCAGCGCAGCAGCGGTCGTGCTTTCAGCAGCCAGTACCGCCACCTCCGCCAAGTGCGCCACACGCTCCAGCGCCCGGTCGGCCAGTTCGTGGTCGATGCGCTGGTCCAGGGCCTCCTTGGCACGACGGATGTAGGCTAGGACGTAAGCGGCACCTAACGACAATACAGCCACCAGAACAGTGACCGCCAACTCTCGCAATTCATTGATGATGGTTTCCCACATGACGATTCCCTCCTATAATATAAATTTGCTTATTCCATTGGCAATAGCCAAGGCACACTTTTCCTGGTATGCGGTAGAAGCCAACAAGCGTTCTTCTTCAGGGTTCGAAATGAAGGCCAGTTCAGTCAAAACTGCCGGCATGTTGGTCCGGCGTAAAACATAGTAGTTGGCAGTTTTAACTCCACGGTTAGCTCTGCCAGTAGCTGCTATGAGCTCGGCCTGGATAGCTTTTGCCAAAATCTCTCCTTTTCCTCCAAACTTATAGCAGTACGTTTCCGTGCCATGCGCCTGAGGAGTGCTGGCCGCATTGCAATGTATCGAGACAAAATAATCGGCGTTAAAAGAGTTAGCAATACCGCACCGACGCTGAAGGTCAACAAAAACGTCGCTGTCGCGAGTAAGCTTCACCTCCACGCCGGCTTTGCGTAGCTTTTCGGCTACTTTCAGCGCCACCCGAAGGTTTACATGGGCCTCTTTTAGGCCAGAAGGCCCGACTGCTCCCGGGTCTTTGCCCCCATGACCGGGGTCAATAACTATTTTCATGATATACACCTCCTATGCAAGCCTTCTGCTGCCAGCAGGGCATCTGCATCCGCTTTATTTCGACCTCGGGCACTCTGTATTCGTGCATTTCCCGTTCTGTTCTTTTGCTCCGCAGATAAAACAACGCTTAGCCATTCAAAATCGCCTCCCGTTTGGTTTGATACTCGACTTTTAACGCCTGGTATTCCGCTTGTAATTCAGCGACAAGAGCTGTATTGCCGTCCAATTGCGCCGCCGCCCAGGCTTGCTGAAGCTCTTGGAATTGCGGTTGATATTCCCCATCTAATTCTTCAATTTTCGTTTGTTTTAGTTTTTCTGTATTAACCCTAATCATTGTTTAACACCTCCTCGAAGGTATAATATTGTGAACCATAGCCATCAGGTGGGTTTTCGCTTTCATCTATTTCCCATGCTTCCTGCGGCATGTCTTGTGGTAAAGTGTTAGCATCTACAATCCAGAATGGGCACCCTTCAGGTACGTCTTTTTTGGCTATAACGTGTATATCATATTGAGACAACGCTTCTTGAGTCGGCGTTAAAACAGCAATTTGGTTATTTTGTTTGAACAGTACAGTTTGCATTATGTTATCCCCTCCTGATTATTAGCAGTGTATTGATACTGATACTATTTTCCCATCCCTTGGAAGGGCTCCTCCGTGACATACAAAAATACGTACAAAATTTGCTTGGTAATCCCATGGGACTGCCTGTCCGTCATTTTCACCAGCTTGAGCAGTATTAGTGTTGGTATAATTTGCTGTTGCTGAATAGTTGCTATGTGGCATTGGTGTGGTAAAATTCACTATATAATTTCCAGTTTCATTTCTTATCACACTACTTACATTCCCACTTGCCCTAATAGTTGGTGGCGTAACGTAACCATCAAAATTAACCCAAGCCCTGCAAGCGTAAATAGGAGCATCACCAGGTGCATTTAAGGCAGGTTTAATAGTAGATGAATCTGTATGAATGTGTCCACTTAACGCAAACGCAGAAGCATGATAACCATCTAATGTATCGGCATTAGCCCCTTGCACTGCTGGGTCACTACCTGCAACATTTTTGGCTTTGATGATAAACATTAATGCTACGTTGCGGGGGCGAGTTTCGGGGCCGCCTTCGGTTTTTATAGTGGCCGATGCCCACAAACTATCATTCATCCAACCTATACGATATTCTGCATCTGGGTAGCCTGCATCGAAAGTTTTACCCGTACCCTGATTGTCTATATCAGACGCTCTAGCTGATAATTTATCAAACCTGCTATCCGTAACGTGATTATGCGATTTAAAGATGTCGGCTTGCCAACTACCAAACTCGCGTCCACTATCTACACCACGTCCATTGTCCCAACCACGAATAAACTCTCCGCGTAAATCAGGCACATTAAACGTAGTAGAACCATCTCCGTCACCAAATGTTGTTCCTATTTTAGCAAACAATTCGCTAAAGTCAGTACGGCTAACAGCTTGACCATTACACTCAAGCCACCCATCAGGGATTGTCGTTGAAGTCCATGGGATAATCGAACCGATAGGTACGGCGACACCAATTTTTCGGTCTGTGTATGCTTTTGCCCTCGCTTCTGCCTCATCCACCTGCTGCTGAGTAGCAAGTATAACAGTCGGATCAATCTTTAGTACCACACTAGCTGTATTGCTGACCTCCAGTATCATTCTAACAACCAGGTCTTTAATGCTACCGTCCGCTGCCGCCGGTTTGTAAGTCTCGGGATACTTCCCCACGGCAATCAAGTCGCCCTCATCGTCAAACACCCCGGCCTCACGGATCATAAAACCGCCGTGTTGGCTTGGAACCACCGTTTGAATAGTTATCCAGGTTGGGTTTACTTCATCAACGGCAACAGTACCAATAGCTCCCCGCCAAACTTCGTTTCGCAATTCGGTTTGGTCTTCAGTTGGGTTATAATAACCCCCGCCGCCATCGCCTAGGGCTAGCTCCGTCAACTCTACCTTTTGCCCTAAAGCAGCAGCATTGGCAATTTTTGCTTTGCCTACGGCTGTCAAAATGGTGTAGAACTGTTTTGCCAACCTAATCACTCTCCTTTCGGGTATATTGTCTTCACGAAAGATTAAATCCAAGGCGTAAGTCTAGAAAAAGCTGGTAAGTATTGATTTTATCAAGCGGCGGGTTAAATGTTATACGGCAAATATATTCTTCATCATAGTCAACAACATAACTATTTCTACACCGTAATAACAATTCTCCGATTTGTCCATTAGACTCGGAAGTGTCAAACCCTAAACGAAAATCACGATAATACGAATCCGTTATATAGCTATTTGTTGTTGACAATTGCAAAAAACCACTATACAATTGATTCCCTTTCAGCGTATTATGCAAATCATTCACTAAGTCTGAATCAACGTTGCTATCTCCAGTAATAACAAAATATGGTGGCATATTACTTATTGACGTACCACTTGGTGGCGCAAATCTAATAACACCTGCTCCAGCATTACAATTTCCAAATGCCCAAGCCCACAATTGTCTATTATTTATAAACGATTTCCAATGAACCGTTGTACTTCCGTCTCGTTGCCCATTCGGTATATCACCTTCCATTGGTGCGGTGGTCATTGTGATCGTCCACTCAACAGTCAAATCATGATAATCCGTTTTTTCAACTACCGGATCAAAAACCTGTCTAGCAACCGCTTGCCCTTTCCAGGGAGAATACTCAGGTGACGATGTCATAGCCTTTATAAAAACTTCACCGATATTTCCAGTACCTACACCAGCAGGAAATACCCATTTTCTGGAAAGATAAACCGGATATGTGCCATAGGACGAATAAGCGACAGTAGTTCCTTGTGTACTTGTTGCTAATATAGTTCCTTTGATTCCAGTATCCGATCGTGTAGGTGGCACATTTGATGTCCCAATGGAACAAGAATACATTGCTCCATTTGATGTAATTGAATGATTACTACCCGCTACCGCAATTGGAGTGACATTATTAGCCTTCGTGCTAGTGAATAAACCATAACTGCTGTGTTGATACAATTCACTCAATAGCATATTTTTCTTCTCGATAACTAAATCAATCTCACCAGTCAATACATTTCGTCTGGTGACTTTAACATCTCCCCGAATACTCGGCCCTATTAATATTGACTGTCTTGTTTTCACAGATACCTACACCTCCACCCATGATATAGATCTAACTCCTACACTTGCACCGACTGTTTCATCCAATTGCTTCGTAGCATAAATAATCTCACGCCATTCAATATCCCTGATAGCAACAATTGGTTCAACGTTTTCATCTGATTGTACTTCTATCAATGTTTTTAATTCCCAACTTATACCCACAACTCCACAGTATGCACCAACGTTTTCATGTGCAGAAACATTAATATATGGATCAAATGCTTTGTCCCAAATAATCCCTTGAACGCCACAGTAGGCACCGACTTTATCATTTACTTCAATTGGGTACGTGTCACGCGCAGTCCAAGGAAATACTGTTATTTTTTCACCCGCTACCAGCGTACTGCCGATAAAAACTCTCTTTTCTCCTTGTCTCAGTCTCGCCACTAGCGAATAACCAAGGTGCGCTGGCTTCGCCTCTTCAATAACCTCGTAAACTGTTTCTAAATCAACGGATTGTGTTAGGCTAAATACAACTTCAAAGCGGTACTGATCAAAAAATTCTCGGATAAAAGCCTGCTTGTCCTGAGAGATTGTTCTGACCAATAGCTCCATCCGCTCTTTTGTCATCGTCCTACGGGTCTGCATCCGTGTCAATACTCGCGCCCTTCGCTGTTCAATCGAAAGACTATCATTCGGCGGAATTCCTAGAAGCCACTCCCAATACGAAATCCCCCATGTAGCAGTCTGCGGGAATAGCTGTGCTAATACCTCATCGGCTAGTTTTTCCGCCTCGTCCCATTCCGCACCGATGGCCTCCATGATGGCTTGCATAATAATTGACTGTTCATATATTGGTGAAATGTATTCTAGGAACTGTTTTCCCTTTGCCGATGTTATCATATTACCACCACATCCCCAAGTATCGGGACTTTTTGCTCTGGTATTTCTATATACTCGTCATTGTTGTTCACGGTGAGGCCAGAATAGTCCGCGATACCCTCGGTGCTCAGTACCACGTGTCCCAGTTTGGTCACGGTTATGCGATCAAGAGGACGGTCCCCTGTATTGATCTTGAAGGTACTCAAAAATTGCTTAATGTTAGCGATTAAGTTCTCCATAACATCCTCTAGAGTATATCCATCTTTCAGAACGATTGTGAGGGCAATGTTCACTTCAAAAATTTCCGGCACGTCTACTGTAACATCGGCTCCGATGGGAGCCAGCCCTCCTCCCAGGTTTCCGTCTGGAGCGATATGATTTTGGACAGCCTCAATGAGCTCTTGATTTGCCGGCTGTCCGTTGCTATCCATGATTAACACCTTTACCGTACCAGGACCGGCCCAAAGAGGGATAACATAAACATCTCCTATTCCAGGCACTTCCTTTGCCCATCGAATGTAGTCTTTCTTAGCACCGCTCAAAGGTTCATCATAAGCCGCCAATATCCGCTCCCGGAAACTGTCATCGTCTTCCATTTCCGTTCCACCTGTGAACGGTTCTGGATTTGTTACTGAAGCAATACCATTTATGGGTTCGCTCAATAAAGTAACGGTGTTTGCGGCTACGTTTCCTATGGTACCCGGCTCCAAGCATTCCACTGCTACGGTGACCGTGCCATCTTCACCGATCTGGACCATTTCTTTGGTCTTAAATTCGATGGCTGGGAACGTTCCAGCAGCCTCTGTAAGCACAACAAAACCAGCAGGAATGAAAGTCCCGGGTTGGCCCGTGAATATAACGGTTCCGATGGCTGGAGTGGCCGGATGTCTGAATACGCCTTTCATCTCACCCAGGAAATCTAAATACCGCTCGTAGCTGGTCTGGGGAAACGCCAAGCGTAGTATATTCTGTAGTTTTAGTTGGGTTATTTCTGCTTTTTCAATTGCTGTCGGCCTCGTCGCATCCCAAAAGAAATCCCCTTCCTTAGTGCTTATCCCAGGAGGGGCTTTTTCTAACATCTTTCGATGTATTGTTTCTTCGTCTTCCTGCAAAAAATCTGGAATAGGTAACTCATAAGACACCCAA